GGGGAACCGAAGTTCCCCCTTTCTCTTACTCGTTTGCCAACTTTTCAAAATAGGACATTGTGTCCCCATCATCATCAGTATCAACAGTAGGCGCTGGAGTAGGTTTTGTATCTACTTTAGGTTCTGCCTTTGGTGCATCTTCCATCACCGCAGCTGCGTTACCTACCGTAGTAGTCCCTGCAAGAACCATATCCAAACGCTTCTTGAGTTCGTCATAGGACTTGAAGTTAGAAGCAGAAGTAAACTCTGACAGAGGATACTGCGTCTTCCATGTTTCCTCAAGCTTATCGTCATCATCAAACAAAGCAGACGGTGCTTCAAACTCAGACTTGTCATAGTTCCAGTAACCATCAACCTTACGAAGCTTCAACTTGAAGTTCGCACCTTCCCAGAAATCGAAGGGATTGACAGGACTTTCATCTTGGAATGCAGGCTGCATTGCTTCCATGCACTTGTCAAAGATTTTCTTACCGAAACGATAAAGCATAACCTTACCCTCATTCTGAGGATTCGCAGGGTCTTGCACAACATAGATGTTGGCAAAGTACTGCAACTTACGCTTCTGACGCCGGGCAATCTCCTTGTCCGACTCAACGCCTGAGTTCCAGTATGCAGAGTTCATCTCTGACACGGGATCGTTCTGACCAAGAGTGGTGAGAGAGTTCTCAATATACCACTGACCAGTTGGGCCTTGGAACGCATGGTTCCAGACTTTTGCCCAAGGCATATCCTCACCCTCTACTGCGGGTAGGAAACGAATGACAGCATAACCGTTGCCGGTCTTATCCATCGTAGGCTTCCAGAGGCGATCATCCTGATAGGACTTCTTCTCTTGGGGGGCGTTTTCTGCTTGTACTGCACCGAGCAGTTTGTCCAAAGAATTGGACTTCTTGAGTGTACTTAACGACATATGTATTCTCCTTATGTAAATATATGTTTCGTATGTTTAGATATTTACTTTATCACAAAATTCTGTTTTTGTCAAGTAACTTAGATTATTTTCTTGAATAAATTCCTCTGTGGCATCTACCCAAGAAAACTGTACATCCTTGAACTCTCTAAAAACAGTTTGCATTTGGTTCTGCCAGTTCACTGGATTAAAACCTCTTGCATCACTTGACAGATAATTATCTGTCCCTTTATATATGTTGTTCAACGGTTCATCATATGATGATAGGTCAAACCCCAATATATAAATCTCTGATGCACCCTGCTGACATGCAAGGTGCAGTGCGGTGTTACCCGCTGACCATCCAACAGGAAAGTCAATTGTATTTATGTTGTCATCCTCAGCAATGTATGTAATCCATACACCAACATCCTTCTCCATCTTCATCTGAAGGTCTTTCATGTCAAGTGAGGGAAACATCTGGATTGCAGCTTCAATCCTCTCATTGAGTGTCACAGGGTCTTTACCTGAGATAACACAACGATCTGTAATGGCACTTGTCTTGTGAATGAATGCCTCGGGAACGTCAAACCCCATAAGCATCACATCTGCTACTTCAGCAGGAAGGACTGACCAGTTTGCAAACCAGCACTGAATATCACGCCAGTTGTTCGACTCGTAGATTTCCTGTTGCATACCGTAGTCAACCGCAACAAGGTTATCCACCATCACATCACGATAGATTGCATTGCAACCCCATGTGATAGCATCAACCTCATACTGTTTATCACCGAACCACTTGCGTGACTCACCATTACCAATTACAAGGTGTTTAGACATTACTGATATCCGTCATGAGGGGGAAAATCTTTGCAATCTCACGGGCACACGCAATCGCAATATCCTGATGTTCCTTCTGTGTGCCATTCGCACTCCGTAGGTCAATGTAGTGTACCCATGAGCGTAGTGTACCGTTCATGTATAGTCGGGACACTGTGTTGCCCTCTGGAAGAACTGCACGAGCCTGTTCCTTGGCAATACCATTATAAATGGCCCACTCATAGACCTTTTTAGCTTGTCGGATAATCTCCGTCTGTCTCATTCGAAAATCTTCATTCAGTCGGCGGTTGTCCTCACTCAGATCGATACTGTTCTGCCTGTTCTTAGGGTCTTGCAAACGTGCATCCCTAGTCTCAAATGACAAATCCTTGGTAGGGTCTGCATACCGCTGGCTGAACTCTTGAAACGAGAACGAACGGTGTCGTAGAATCTGACGAGCAATGTCCCTCGTTGTCTCAATCTCCAAACATGCACTAACCATCTCTAGGGGTGACCAGTGCTTATGCTTAATGAGATACTTGATAAGCTTCTCACTAGTATCTTTATTGTTCTGGTTGCCGGGATTGGATACCCTCGCACAATATGCGATGAGTTCCTGTGCGTCATCTACACCAATAATGTTGTCTGGTGTAGAATGTGATGTCATCCTTACTTTCATTATTTGGTAACATCCTCATATTTTGTGTTGTGACTTCTTCTTATATTATTTAATTCTGCGGCAGACGATTTACGTTTTGTATATCTTTCTAACCACTGCATAAACCGTTTAAACATAACTTTTCTCCAAAATGGTGCTGGTACAAGGAATCGAACCTCAAACTGATGATTACAAATCAACTGTTATACCGTTTAACTATACCAGCTATACCATTTACTTGTTAGAGTTAAACCTACGCTGAGGTTTATAACCCTTTGGCCAAGTGGGTTGGCGATTAGCGAGTGTCTTAACTCGCTCCGACAGTTCGTCAGATTTCACTGACATCTCAGCATTCTCAAACTGCAATGCTTTGATTTGGTTTTCTAGTTCCCGGCACCGTGCCTCAAAGAACCCTTCTACTCGTTCCATCAACTGGACTCCTCTATGAGTTTCAATAGTCTTATCTTATACTGTTCTTGATCAATTGTCAAGAACCTTTCGTAATTATTCATCAGATTATCTAAATCAATCCATATGATATCATCCTCTAATTGTCTATTCCAATCCGGCCCAAAGTTGACCAGTTCATCTAATATAATCACTGTCTCTAGAGACACGCGGCCACCTAGAAACTCTCTCATTAATTTAGGGTGTTGTCCATTGTTTACTACGAATAAATCCTCAAACGCTTCTACAAGAGGTTTCATCTCCACTTCGAACATGTCAAAGAAACCCTGACGTTTCAGTTTCCATGACTCATAGTTCTCATCATTGAAGTTGGCAATATACCCCTTCTTGTCCTTGATGAAATTTGCTACAAAGTAGTTTTGAATTTCTTGTTCTGTCTTGTACTTGCGAGCCAATCTAACGAAGAACGACCTGTCCTTGCGTTTGTAGAAGGTATCGCGTTTGATACGAGTCTTGCCCTTGTATGTTACAAAGTCATAGTCGCTCTTACCAAAGTGTGCTTTCATAGCACAGTACATTAGATAAACGTCAATCGGTTCCATTACAGATACGCTTCGATACCCAATCAGTTAAAATGCAGGGGATTACCCCGTGAATAATTAGAACGATAGCCATTACCCACGCATGAGCAAGGTGGCAAATATAGGTGGTGTTCTGTTCCTTGAGGTGTTTCATACTGGAAGTTGTGCCTGTCGAGGGAGAAAGTTTAGTTCCCGTGCGTTTGCTTCAATCTTCTCTTTGAGACTCTTGGAAATGAGGCGACCTACAGTATCAGGTTCAATCTCTTGACGATGGCAATAGTCAAGGACAGCCTCCATATGAGTGATATTCTTTTCGTTTGCAATTTTTTCGATTTCCATCGAAAATGTCTTTGCAGTATTCAGTGCCATGAAGGTACTCCATTAAAATAAAAGTTGAGGGGCTGACCGTGGGCCCCTCGCGGATGTATTATGGCATCACCCATTGTGGTATTTAGTTGTTAAACACCCATCGCAATTGCGCGATTACCAGCAGCAACCACAGAACGTGATGCAGTACCCAAACGGTACTTGCTGTAGGTCTGTCCATCAAACGAGCTGACCCGCTTGTTGAGGTACACAGGGTATCCCTGCATACGAAGGGAACTAATCAGTGCGCGAGCGTTCTTGACGCCATATCGTGCGCTAATCTGCTTCGCAGTAAGTTCAGTACCGTTTTCGAGAGCGGCAATAACCTTAGTTGCCTTCGTAGTAGTAGTCGTAGTCATGTAGTATTCATCCTTTCAAGATGATGACAATATCGATATTGACATTGTTTATAGAGTATAACATAATAATAGTTAAATGTCAATACCCTTTCAAGGTGGTAGGTTATTCTGTTGCCAAGGAACCTACCGAAACTCCTGCACACTTACTGCTTACGCAGCGAGTGCCAATGGTGCAAAGTTATCGTTTGCATTTACTAAATTGACCAATAACGCAGTCATCCGACAATTCTCCACTTATCTATTCCAGCCTGTCGATCCTATTTCGCCCCCATCAAAAAGAGATTTTACCATAACCAAGTAACAAGGCTATGATACCAGAAATGAGAATAATATCAGCGCATACACTCCATGTGATATACAGTTTAAACATAAATACCGATATTTTTTTTACTAGAGGATTCTTCATCTGAATCCCCTGATATCATCTCTTCCATACCAATCTCCTTTTGGTGGAGGCGGCGGGTACTGCCCCCGCGTCCAGTTCTGTATTCAATTCGTATCATCAAATTGTATGTTATTTATACCACGTTGCGGGTCTAAAGTCAATACCCTTTTCGTCTTTATTTTCAATAAAAGCAGCACCCATACCCGTAGATAATGAACACAACCAACCTGGCTTTGGCATCTCTAATACAGTGGTTGTACCCTTTTCCCTATTTGCATATAGGAATACAGGAAATTGAGCATTGGCGTCAATCCAAGCAGATACCAACTCTTCTTCATGAAGTTTAACAATTGCCATCATTTGTTCTTCAGAGGCACACACAATAGGTTTTTGAACTTGCACAAATGTTGGAATTGTTGGTTCTGTATCTTGTGCTAGTGTTTTACTAGACAGCAACAGAAACACTGTCAGTGTTGCGATTAGAAATTTCATTTTTCTCTCTCCATTCCGTAACGGTTTCTACGAGAGAATCAAGATATGAGTGTTTTTCTTTTACAAACTCCTGTACAGTTCCGTCTTCTGTAACAACTAAGATGACCACTTGGGAGATATCAATACCTGTTCTTTCTCCGAACATCTCTGCGTATGCAGAACCTTGAATGTAGTAGTTTTCATTCCACTCATCATTGCGCTCTTTGGTTGAAGTCTTGAAGTCGATAATCGACGGCACCCCATTGTACTCTGCAATACAATCAACCCTGCCCGCTACCTTATATTTATCACTATA